AAGCCCAAGATTTTTAAATTCCTGGGCAAGCCGAACCCTACCACTGGTTTGATTTCCAGTGTGCCTCGTAACGTCTGGAAGCAAGTTACCCGAAAGGGTGTCTTGCCGCTCGCCGGACAACCGTACCAAGATATGGTCGTAACGACCATGATCGAGGTACCGGCCGGTTCAGACGTCGCGGACGCTGCCAACGTTCGTGCCGCTCTCAGTCTCCATATCGGCGCTCTGTCTCAACAGACCGCCGGTATTGGTGATACGAGCGTCACTGGCATCGTCTAACCAACTTTTCTTTGATCCTTTGTAGGAGTCAGCTATGTCTCGATTGTTTGAGTTGCGTTTCACGCTTCCTATCAAGAAGCTGTCCGTGTGTGATCCTATCCTGCACCAGGCTATCCAACACCTGAGGCAGCAATGGGGTCCTACTATGGACAAGGACTTGATTGACATTAGCACGCATATGCGTGCTTGGGACGCGAAATCCTATCATTTTGCTCGATACCTTGTGAAGAAAAACGTTTTTGGCCTTATCAACCAGAAACATTTCACTTGGATCGATGTCAATGACAGGAGTGTACATGAGTACAACGCAGAGACGGTCAGCTCAGCCTTTGGTACAAAGCCAGGGGCTGTCCGCTTCACGACGAAGCAGATCTCGGTCAAATGAGAAGCTGAAGCCCTCGAGTTCTTCATCGAGGAAGAAAAGACAGGCCGAGAGTAAGCCTATAGTTGATATAGGTTTACTCGATCGCTTGCTTTCTATAGACCTTGGTGTCTCGGGCGATGAACCTCTTAGCGAGGATCTATCGCTCGAACGGGTTGATCGTATTCTGATGCGTCGCTCAGCTTTAAAGAAATTTGAAGCTGCGGCGACACCTGAAGCAGACAAGTATAGCATAACAAAGTTCCTGGAAAGGAACGAAGCATGCCGTACTTGGCAGTTCAGGGCAGAATCTGATCTTGAAGCAATCATTGATGGGGAAATGAGATCTATCCTTCATCAGTGTTTGTTCCCGTCTTTCGACTCTTCTTTTGGGCTCGCACAAATTTCTACGGGCTTTCAAGTTGGGCCGGGTGCAAGTGTAGGTTGTGAGGAAAAAGACTTTCTTACGAAGGTCTTTCACTCTGACTTAGCTTGCACGCATCCAGATCTATACACGTTCTATCGTGCCGCACTTGGCGACGGTACTTGGGCAACCGCTGAAAGAAAAAGGTTGCTTCAATACAGTCTAAGCCTTGTGCGGGGAAGTCGGTTATCAACAGTTCCTAAGAAGGTTGATGAGACGCGTGTTATCTGTACCGAGCCTCCTCTGAACATGCTTTTTCAGAAGGGGATCGGCGCCATTCTCGAAGGACGCCTTAGGGCATTCTTTGGGATCGATATCAGAAAACAACCTGATATCAATAGACGGCTGGCGCTACTTGGGTCTTTGTACGGTAAGTATTGTACGATCGACCTTGTTGGCGCTTCGGATAGCAATGCACGCCGACTTTGTTCACATGCTCTTCCGCCACTAGTTCATTGGTGGTTGGAGCTTTCAAGGTCACCACGTACTGTCCTTCCAGACGGTACGGAGGTTGAGCTGCATATGATCTCGTCTATGGGGAATGCTTTTACTTTTCCCTTACAGACGATGATCTTCGCGTCAATCGTGATGGCCTGTTACCGCGCACTAGGGTTACCAACCCCACGGTGCGATGCTACAAAACCCACGTATGGCGTTTTCGGTGACGACATTGTGTGCCTCGACGAGGCATATGGAGTTGTCACAAAGGCGTTAAACCGATACGGTTTTGTGGTAAACGACGACAAATCGTTTAGTAGCGGGTCATTTCGCGAGTCCTGCGGCGGCGACTACTGGAAAGGACACTTCGTGAGAGGCGTCTATATCCGGAAGTTGTCATCGCAGGCCGACCTTTACTCCACTTTGAACAGGCTCGTGAGGTGGTGTGTAAGGACTGGGGTAAATCTTGAGCTTACACTGTGGTACCTTGGGAGTCGGTTCCGTCGGAAGATTCTAACGGTACCGTTCCAAATAGGTGACACAGGTGGGCTTAAAATCCCTTGGTCTTTACATGTACCGCAATGTAGTGACTCGTTTACGCGTCAAACGCTCTTTAAGAGCCTCGAAGCGAAAGCGCGTACCTACAAAGCTCCTCTCGGTCCTGGTCCTTGGAAAGCTTCTAAAGATGGTCATCATCGTTTATACAACGGTGATGGCGTCTTGGTTGCTTTATGTGGAGTGTATATCAGGGACGGC